AGAACATTCAGCAGAAGCAGGTAATAATGGAGAACCTAAAGAAGATACTTTCCAATCTATTCAATTTATGGCACCAGAAACTGTAACTCCAATTACTAAAGAAAATAAAGCTATTATACTTGGACCCGAAGATAATAAACCAAGCGAATTACCAAATACTACATTTGGTAAAACTCCTGGATATATTCAATTTTATGGAGATAATTGGGAAGAAGAAGATATTGGATTTTCTAGAAGAGACGTTACTCACTTTTCTCATAAACCAGATATTAATGAAGTATTTGGTACATCAGAAATAGCAAATGTTATCAATCGTATTGAAGCATTAAATCGAAAAATTGATGATGTAGATTCTGCCATTAAAAATAAAGCATGGCCTGTTTGGGTTTTCGGTTTTGGTACTGAGGATAGACCTTGGAGCACAAAACAAATACAAAGTTTCATGGATGCTCAAACAGAAGAAAACTTTTCTCCAGGTACAAAACAAGCAGTACAAGGGGATATTTCGATAGAAACTATTGATGGTGAAGTGCCAGATGTTGAAGGTATTGTTAATTTTGATGTAGCATATATAGTAACTGGATTACCGTCTACTATTGCAGCAACATCCTTTGATAATCAAAACTTTGGTATTGGAGATGACCGGGCAAGAGAACGTAGAGCCTTAAAAGAAGTCAGAACTATGAGAAGAAATCTGGAAGCAACTTTACAAGATATGATAATGAGAAAAGCTGAAGTTGAAAATTGGGACACTGAAGGCTTAATGATCCACGTATCGCCGCCAGAAGGTGAAAATCCAGAAGCTATTCTTAATAATCAAGGTAGTAGTATCAGATATTCAAGCGAAGCAACAGATAAAGAAAGTGATGGTAATCCGCTTGAAACTGGAGAAGGTAACGTTAAGAAAAATGCTCCAATTCCAGGAGAAGAAAGTGTAGAAAATCCAGAGTAATAATTAAATGAGTACAAAAGATAATTTAATCCCTTTATGTCAAAAATGTCATAAAAAAATAGAAAATAAAACTAATGATATAATTGATTTTAATATTATAGATTGTGGTTTAGAATGAGTACAACAGAAATAACACAAGCAGCAAGTAAGAAATCTTCTTTAGATGAATTTGATGGTGAAAAATTCTTTATATATGGCACTGCATTGGGGGATGAAGATATTACAGTAGGCAAAAGCAAATTAAAGAAATACTGGCCTCCTGAGACTTTAGAAAAGGCAGCAGCTAGTCTAAAAGGTAAACCTATTGTAGATGATCACCAAAACGTACCTTCTGCTATTGTGGGGAAAGTTACAGAAACTAAATATAAGAAAGGTGAAGGTGTAAAATATAAAGGATATGTTAGATCTGCCGAATTAGCACTTAATATAAAAGACAATCTTATTGAAGTATCTCCAAGAATCAAACACGATAAAATAAAAGACCTTGAAGTTGATGAAGAGAAAAAGGCACTTATAGTAAAAGGAGCATCTTTTGATAATTTATCTACAGTATTGAACGGTGCATCACCATCTAATTCAGCAAATTATGGAAATATAGACAATCTGAGTAAATTATCAGATTATAATGCAGCAGAATTGTCTAAAGCGTTTGGTGGGTTGGTCAATGAAGACCAAGCAGAAACACTAGCATCAAATAAGTTCAATAACATTGATTCTTCAAATGCAATAGTTGATATTGAAACTAATTCTTATTCGTATCTTAGAATTAGAAAACAAAGAACAGATGGTAGATATATTGCATTTGAAGAATCTTTTGTAGCAGATTCGCCATATGCTGTTGGAGTTCATTTCTTACAAGGTTCTCCAAATGATAAAGAAGTTGATTTAGGTAAAAATATCGGTATGAGTCAATGGTATCCTGCTGGACAGGTTATCATGGGCGACAGAATATGGTTAACAGATAATATATCATCAGATCAATTAATTTACGTAGCATTATATCATATAAACGATAATGGAAATAAGGATATTCTTAGATATAATGGAGAGAAAGTATATGATTCATCAATAATTGAAGTAGATGAAGATGCTTTTTATGGTGTTAATGCACCAGATCCTAGTTATTTGCCATATGGTAAAGATGAATTGAGTAAATCAAAAGAAGACTATATAACAGAAATGTCACAACATGAATTACCTCCATCTTATGATATATCTGAGTTTAGTCGAGATTTGAGTAAAGAGGAAAGCAATGAATCTATAGAATTAGATGAGCAAGTTGATAATAATAACACAAAATTAGTTAAAAGGTATAATAATTTATGGACAGAATAGAAGTTAATTTAGATAATATTGAAGGATCGGAGAAGTTAAAAGATCCTGTTCTTGTGGAATCAAGTCAGGTTGAGGAGATGAGTAGTGAATTGGAAAACACAAAAGAAGAATTAAATAATAAAAAGGATAAACTAACTATGACAGAAGAAGAACTTTCTGATGTAAAGTCAGATTTAGACGAGATGAAGAGCGAGGTTTCAGAACTTTCAGATGGAGTATCAACTTTGGTAAATTACCATAATGAAAAGAGAGAAGCAGAAAGAAATGTAATGGTAAGCGAATTATCAGAAGCAGAAGATTTCACTCTACCAGAAGGTGCTATTGAAGAAATGTCAGATCAGCACCTTAGAGATACATATGATAATTTTGATTTCAACACAGAAGAGGAGGAAGAAACTGAAGAATTGAGTGACCCAGCTTCTCAAAGCAAAGTTGTTGATAAGGAAGAAAAATCAGAAATTGATCCTTACAGACAAGAAATGGTAGCAGACTTGTCAGAAAAGGGTCGAGATTGGGGCGGAAAGAATGGTGAGATGTTTGAAAAGGTATCAGAAGAGCTTTCAAACACAGAAAAAGAATTTGATACAGAAGAAGATGTAGATTCTTTTGTAGATGATTACTTAGATGATTACTAAATATAAAGGTATATAATAATGACAAAAGATTTAGGTGATGGGGCAAGGATGCATGGTGACTACCTTGGTCACAATAGCATTGATGCAAATGCAGAAGAGGGAGATTTACTGACACTTAACAGTGACGATACTGTTAGTGTAGCTGGAGAAGGTGACGATGTTTTCGGTATTCTAGGGAGAGAACCTCATGGTACAGAAAATCGTGGTATGGTACAGGTAAGAGGTGCAGTTGTTGCTAATGTAGCAGATACAGTAGTTGTTGGTGAGGGACTAGGTAGTCCTGACGTAACTGGTGATAGGAGTGGTGCTGCAGTAGCAGCAGATGAAGAAACCGCCGGACAAGTTGGTCATAATGAGGATCAAGGTATTCTTGCATTAGAAGATGCATCAACAGAATATCATGACAGCAAATTTGGCGCAAGAGTTCTTCTAAGATAAAAAAGACGAAAATTAATTAATAGGTATATATAAATGGCATTAAAAAGTAACGAGATCCTTCAGGATAAGGTTATCTCAAATGCAGTGGTAGAGGTATTGGAAGAAAACTTAATGTGGAGACAAGCCTTCAGAAATCTGCCAGGTGAGAACATCGGTTCAAACAAGCAGACTATTACGGTTATGAAGGATACAATGGGCAAGCCGGAACCCATTGCAGAATTGGAAGAGTTCCCATTCGATGAGGGAGACTACGAAGAAATTGACATGATATACCAGAAGTATGGTAAAGTAGTGCCAATTTCTTGGGAAGCTATGGAAGATGGTCGTGTAGATGTTGTTAAGGATCAGATAAAACAACAGGGCAGAAAAATGTCGGAAATGTTAAATGACATTGCATTTTCATACATTGAAAATAATGGTGTAGCTGGGTCAGTTACTTCAGGAGATACTGATGCTACTGCTGGCAAGTTAGATTATTACGATATTCATGCTGCAAGAACACAGATGTTGGGTAACTATCTAAACCCTGATATGTTAGTTACTAATGTTCAAGGAGAAGCAGACCTTGCAACATCTAAGGAATATGTCAGAGCAACCCAAATGGGTGATTCTACCATTAGAGAAGGTGCAGTAGGTAGAGTTGCTGGTATGGATGTTATGGTAGCAAATGACAAAAACCTTTCAGAAAGTTCAGGTCAGGCTTACGCTATTGACTCTGATCAATTAGGTTATGAGTCATTCCGCCAACAAGTCGCAACTGATAGGTTTGAGGATAAGAACCGTCAGGGTGACTTCATGCAGATTTGGACGAGAGTTGGCTACAAGGTGACACGTCCTGAAGCAGCAGTTCACATCGAAGGCTGAATTTTCAGATCCTTTCATTTTTTAGTAAATTAATAAAACCACTTAATGATTCATGTCAACAAGTCAAAATTACCAACCTCGTTATACTAGTATAGATCGTGTACCTGTAAGTGGCAAGGGCCAATTAAATAGCGAAAATTCTTATAAGGATGTTATTAAAAGTCCTGATATGGATGATAATGGTAATTTACCAGAAGTAAGTCATAAAGAAATTCTTGATGCTATACAAGACGCTGAATCATATTTAGAAGATAGAGTTAATGATGGGCTTGAAATAGATAATGTAAGAAGGACACACGAAAAAGCATGTGCAATTATAGCAACATATGAGTTATTAAGAGGATTAGATGATGCTTCTTTTGCTAGAATTGCAGATGTAGCAGACATGGATGATACATCGGAATTTTTAGATAGACTTTGGGACGATGCAGAAAATTGGATAAATGCAATAGAAATGTCTGAAAGTACGGAAGGTAGTTTTCCAGCAAGAGTTATAAATATAAATGGTAGAGAAACATGACAATTAAGTTAAGGTTAGAAGAATCAGATGATGAAGAAAATTATTATCAATGTACTGATAATAGTATAACATACTTCCCAGGAGTTTATGAATTTGAAGATAAGAATTTAGCATCGTCTTTATTCCATTCAGAAAGATGGGTAAAAGTAGATGAAGATGATGATAGAGATAGAGACACTTCAGGTCAGTTTACAGGCGATTCAGAAGATGGTGATGAATCACCCACGGATGAAGAAGAAACCGACGATAGCGAATAATTAAGCCTTTAAAATGGATTTGTGAGTTCACTATGAGAATGGGTGGTATCAATGAATTTATCGGCGAACTAGAACAATTTGATAGTGAACTTACAGAATTTAATCAAATTCTAAAAAAGAATGTAAGAGATGCAGTAAGAAAAGCTACTAGAGATGTGAAAAATGAAGCAGTAAGAAGAGCACCTGAAGATACTGGGGCTTTAAAAGATTCTGCATCTCACTGGGTTGAAGGATATGAAGGATTTATAGAATTTGATACTCCATATGCCGCAGCACAAGAATACGGTTCTGGTATTGCATATTGGGGTAAACCTTATTCAATAACTCCTAATGAAAAAGAAGCTTTAAAATTCACAGTAAATGGTAAAACAATATTTGCTAAAAGTGTAGTACATCCGGGTGTTAAAGCACAACCTTATTTAAGACCTGCTATAAAAAGAAAGAAACATGCATTTAAAGATCATTTAGAAGAAGGTTTACAAGAAGCACTAGAGGAAGTATTTTAATGGTAGTATATACAAGTACTGATGGGGATAAGGACCCATATAGATTCATATATGACCATCAAGATATAAATGATGCAATAGCATATTATATCAAGGATCATCCAAGACTTCAAGAAATAGATACTATTACTACACAACCACTCAACATTTATAGTTCAGGTAATTTACATTTACCTGTTGTATCTATTTTTACAGTCAGTAACATACGTTCAGATAGAAGTACAACTGAATTAGCAGGTTATGTCCTTGATGATAGTGGTGGACAAATAGGTGAAATATATGAAACAGTCTTTGATATGACTATCCAATTAGATATTTGGGCTATGTCTCAATCAGGAAATAATCCTGGGAAAATAGGTTCAAAACTTGAAATAGAGTTATTGAGATTTGACTCACAAAACAAGAACGATTATTTACCTGATCCAGATGAAGAAGGTGGGTACATATCAAACATAAGTTATTTCACTGTTCAGAGTGGTAATAGGTTAGATTTTAATAATTATTCTAATGTAGATAATGATAATATATTAAAAAGATGGATGATGGAAATTGATATAGGATTTTTCTACAGGATTAATACGGTTGATCTTTATGGTGCTAATAAATACCTTACTAAAATCAATTATCCAGAATACGGGGATTTCCAAAAATCCCCAAGACCAGAAATAGAAATAGAGGCTGATCCCACTTTATAGGATCGTTAAGAAATTAAAAGAGAAAAACAATATGGCAATTATTTACGGAGCTTTCCCTGGTGTAAAAGCAAGGGTTACAGGAAATAGATTAGGTGGTGTAATCCTTGGAAGATTACAGAAGTCAATCTTCTTTTGAAAAGGTGACACTCAAACGGGAGAAGCAGAACCAAATACACCAAAAAAGATTAGGAGTAGAGTAGATGCAAATAGATACTTTGGCGTTAATTCTGAACTATCAGATGGGATCGCAAAAGGGTTACAAAACGGTTCATCGACTAGTTATACATGGGGTATAATGGTTCAAGAATTTTCAGTAGCACAACCAGAAACTATTACAGGTTCTGGAACACTTTCGTTTAACCCTATATCAACAGAATCTGATATAACAGTAACCGAAGATGTAGGAGGAACTGTTATTGAACATGAACTTGTATATGAAAATAATTTAACATCAGAAGATGTATTGACAGGAGTTGCTATTAATCCAGAAACGGCTGAAACAGCTCATGCTGATGGGGCTACTGTATATAATGTGGATTATTCATATGAAGACTGGGATTCTGCTATTGATGCTGCTGATAAAATAGTTAGACATGGACAAAATGGTGTTTATGTCCCACTTAGAGATAATGAAAGTGTAAATGCATATATAGATAATAAAGTTCTTGAGTTAAGACCTTTCTATAAGATGATATGTAATGTAATCGGTGTTCAAGCAAATGGAACCGATTCAGAAGGAAATGCTATCTTACAAGACTTGTCAGATACTGGGAGCTTTGGTCATCCTCATGATTCTGATTATACCTTTGCACACGGACCTGTAAGATTAAAAGAAATTTACGATGAAAACAATAATTTAATTCCAACTTCAAGCACTATTCTAGGTGGTATTGGTGGTATTTATGCTGGAAATGATTTAACCGATCCAGTAGTTGGTGAAAAAGTAAATGGTTATAGAACAAGTCTTGTTCAACAATTAGGAAGAACAGAACAAGATCAATTGAGAGATAAACAAGTCATTCCTATAGACGATACTAACTTAAACGGAGTTGGTGGAATTTATATTAATGACAATATATCAACATCTACTTCAACTGATTGGAAAAGAGATTATCACCGGAGACGTGTAGTTGATCAGACACTTCTAATTGCTAGAAAGATTGGGGAGCAGGCAAGAAATCGGCTCATTAATGATGATTTACTTCAATTTATTAAAAATACAATTGAGTCAGAAATTAAGAAGTTAATCAGAGTTGGTTTACTGAAAGGTACGGTAAGACCGTTCGGTCTGTCAGAAGAAGAATATCAAGAACAGTTAGAAGAAGATGGTGGGCAAGGTGGTACTGATGATCCGACTGGAGAAACAGCATACTTTGTTGAAGTTGAACAGTCAGGTCCTGATGAAGTATCAATTGTAGTTGGTATTACTCCTTCTGGCGTTAATAAGAGAATTGATCAAACTATTATTGTTGAAGATTTCAGAACACAAACATCTTCATCAATTTCAGTATAAAAAATAACATAATTTTAAGGTAATTAATAATGGTTTATAGAAGCGAGACAGGTAAAAATGGAACACTGATGGTAGCAGGGATCGAAATACCCTTTACTTCATGTGATTTCACGTTAGAATATGAGACAGAACAATCTGATTTTTCAGATGATTTCTTTCAATGGACTGGTTATATTTCAGGACACGCTACGGGATCATTTGAATGGGATGGATCAATGCCTAGAGCATATGCTCAGATGATAGGTAATGAAGGATTGCCATCTGGGGATATAAGACTTGAATTAAATATGTCAGAGGAAAATTACTTCTTTGACAGAGTATTGATTCAATCATTCGATAAAGCTAATCCTACTGACTCTAAGACAAGTGGTACAGTTGAGTGGGAAGCAGATAGATGGACTCGGGAAATCAGTAATATCATAGATCAAGAAATTGGCGGAGGAGTTGAACCACCAAGAGTCATATAAAAAACATATAAAATTCTTTGGAAAACGCCTTATTTTATAATTTTACTAAAAAGACACAAATACAATTATGTCAGAAGAAACAGATATTTACCAAAAATTGATCGACGGTTCGCAACATACCAAAGAAATTGAAGTTGATACAGAACACGGAGTAATGCATTTTACTATGAGGCCCCTTACAAGGGATCAGAGATTTAATTTCATCTCTAAAATGCCTGAAGGTTTCTTCAAAGAAACAGAAGGCAAGGATGTAATGGACGATAGCATTAGTTCAGAAGATGTGCCTAGCGGTGAAGCAATAAAGGCTATGGAAAAAGTTATCATTACATCTCTAAAACACGTGGATTTAGCTCCCAGAGAAATTGCTAGATTAGTTAAAAACAGTTTTGAAGATGAAGCAGTTTTTGAATTATCTAGCGAAATTATAGAGTATTCTACAGATATTAGTGGTATTACAGGGTTTCGCAAGGCGCAGTAGGGGTCAGGCTTTATTAACTGACATCTACGAAGGCAATCTTAGTTTTAAAGGTGTAGAACACCCTGGCGATATGACTGAAATACAGCATGTATTTCTAAATAATTCATGGATAGAGCGACAGAAAAATCTAAACCCGACGACAGAGTAATGATAAAAATATGGCAGATTATAAACTAATAAAAGGCGGTTTTAATAAAACATTAAATAGTGGAGATAAATTAGAAAATGTTTTAATTGATGGTAGAAATGGAGGAGATGTAACTATAAGAACAAGAGGTTCTAATTGGGTTATTAGAAATATAGGATTCATAGGTGGTAAGGGGGAATTTACACTTAGACCCACTGTTACAGATAAAGATGGTAAAGGTTTAATTGAAAACGTATTTGCTAAAAATACAACAAGTAATTTCAATTTCATTCATTCAAAACATAGAGGACATATAGATTATAAGAATTGTGTCTTTATTAATAACAAAAATAAACCACGAAATAAAGAAGATTGGGGATACTTTTCACCCCCTAGTAATCCTGATACAGAAAAATGGGTAGATCAAACAGGTAAAGATAGAGGTCAAAAAGGAACTGTAGGAATTACTGGTTGTTATGGAAAAGATATTGGTGGATATGGTTATAGATTAGGGTCAGAAGATTCTTTTGTAAAAAATTCTGTCATTGATGGAGGACAAGTAGGTCTTGCTAGTTTATATGACGGCCCTTGTTACTTTGAAAATTGTGATATTAAAGCAGAATTAGGCATACGGATTGGTACACACATTGACAATAATGCAGATGCTAACCATAAAAATGTAATTGCAGATTGTAAAAATGTCAGGATGGATTGTAATAGGAATGTATCAAAAAACAATACTGGAGGTGGAAAAGCAATACTTAGAGGAAGAATAGAAGGAAATCCAGATTTATCAATTCCTAAACGCGCACCTAAGTCTGCTATTATGGCAGCAAAAGGAGAAGTTAAACCCATTATTGATACTGATAGTAAAAGAAGAGTTACTATTAATGGAATAGAATGTAAAGCTGAAATATCTTACGAATTTGATGCTAATGCTTCAACTGTAGAAGGAGGAAAATTCTTTAATCCTGATAGTGATGTTATAGATGGCAGAATTGGTAAAGGTAGTGTGTGGGGAGGTGTTGATGATTATTATGTCGATAGTGCAACTAAACCTCATATAGATAAGTTTGAAGCAGAAGGAGATAAAGAAAACTTAGATAATCTTCAAGTATTTGTTGATGGAGAAAAATATAATATTGACAAAACTTATACTGATGAAGAAGAAAAAGAGACACCAAATAATTCTAAGTTATTGAAAGTTGTAGGGCCAAATGAAGAAGATTATAAAAATTCTAATTCTACCAATTATGAAATTGACTTTGATGGTGAAGCATCAACTTTAGAAGAAGAATCTAAAGATACTATCAATAATAACACTATAAAAGGTAGAGTAAATAAAGGAAATGAAGATTCTTTTAAATTATATGGTAATATTCTAGAACTAAGAAAGGATAATCCAATTCAATTGTATGTAGATAATGAATTGATTTACCCTCCTAAAGAAGACAATGATGAAACATCTACAGAACAAGTTTTATCTGATTTATCAGCTATTGGATATAAAAATAAGAAGATAGAATTATCAGACAAAGATTTATACGTAGTATACAACAATGAGTAAAACACAAAAATCAGTCGAAAACATTATATCATCTAGTGGACACAAACCATTTCATTTAGGAAACGATTTATTTGTATTTACTTCTGATAACAATAGTGTTGTTGATGAACCAGATCCTGATCCAGAACCAGAACCAGAAAAAGACCCTTTAGATGTAACTAAAGACCTATCTATCGGCGGTACGAAAAAAATGAATGGGTTAAAATATTATATTTTAGTATCAGGAAAAGCAACTCCTAAAGGTAGTGGGGATTCTGCATTTAATGCTGGTGGTATTGATAGAATTAAAGGAAAAGTCTGGGGTGGAAATGTAGATGAATATGAATTTACCGGAAAATTACTCCATATAGGACTTCAGAAACACCCATTATATCATTATTTCAATCCAGAAGATGTTATAAATAAAAAAGTTGGATATAAAGATTCTCCTGTTGAAATTAAGGTAGATGGAGAAGAAATTGATACTACATCATTTGTACCTGACATACCTTTTGGTAGAGTATCTAACAATGACTTACCAAAATGGGCAAAATGGGAGAAAAAAGACTGTGATATAATTGTTAATTCTTATGATGAATTAAGAAATGCATCAAAATCTTTAAAAAGTGGGCAAAAACTTGGTATAGATAATGGATTTGATTTAGGTGTAGTAAATGGTACAGATATTAAATTTGATCAAAATAGAATATCTGTAATATTCTTACCTAATGATAAAGGTTATTTCAGAAAACTGAAAAGACCAAAAGCAGGAGATCATGGATGGGGAGACTGTCAAGTTCAATTCACAGGAGATTATGTAGGTGTATGGAATGTTACATTAGAAGGCTCTCCTAAAAGACCTACTAATCCTGGAGAAGTATCAAGAATTAGAGGTTTAGAATTTACCGGGAATTTCCCCGTAGCTGTAAATTCTTGGACAGAACATTGGACACATGCTGGAATTTCATGTCGAGGAAAAGGAGAAGTTCTTCTTGGTGGAAGTAGTAAAAATAACAGACAAGACAGTGTAGGTTATGGTATTGCATTTGCAGGTCCTTTAGGGAGAGATCCTTGGACTAAAGAAGAAGTTAAAAATAATATTCAAGAATGGCATGAAAGAGGAACTGCTTATAAATTTGAATTAGATTCATGTAGACACCACTTAGAAGGTGGTACAAATGCTAGTTATGAAGCAGTTTCTTGTGTATCAGGAAAATTCTCAGAATGGGGAGGACACCACTTAGATATGCATAGACCTGGTGGAGACTTAGTTATTCATAGAGATGGGAAAGGTTTCAAACCTGATAAATCAGATGTTCAAAAAGTTAAACAAAGAGGATGGGCTGAAACAGGATTTATCTTAGAAAGAATGGACTTTTCCGGTATGTCAGAACCTAATCCTAACAAAAGAACATCAAGTCAGTCTATTACTCAAGTATGTGCTTCATCTGATAATATGAGACTAGAAAGAGGACAATGGGATGAATCTGATGATCCATTTATCAAAGTATGGTGGATGGATTGTAAATTCAACTAGTGTACTGATATAGAAATCAATTTTAAGCCGCTTATATCTCGGTAGGATGGATTCTTTTTCTTTCTATAAGTAACTTATCGTTTTAAAAACAAACGGGCCGTACAGTCTTGCGTCGAACGCAAGATTACAAATTATTTTTAAATGAAATTTTTGATTAATATTCATAAGTAAAATGTTTATAATCATAAGGTTCACTTGATTTTCTATTGGATGAAAGAATATCTGATACATCAGGAATTTTATATCCTTTTTGGTGTAGTTTAGGGTGCGATTCATTATTTAACAATTCTAAATTTTCTTCAATATTTAAGAAAGGATAGGGTATAATATGATGGATATGATTAGAATTACTAAATACTTCATGTGGATCACAACCACTATGAATTGCTAGTAATTGGTGCGTATAGATGATTTTATGATAATTATGTTCTCTTGATCTAATACTAAAACAATTATAATCATGATCTTTAACCATATTAATATTTCTTTGTTTAGTTTTCCAATCAGATGATCTAATAGGCATATCATGTCTTATTAGGGATCGTCTTATCAAGGTATAACATCAATTATATTTCCAATTGATTGAATACTTAATTTATCATCAATATATTTTTCTTTAAGCCATTTCTTATCATCTAATTTGCCATAATCAAACCTAAATCTTTGATTTTCAACAGAATCACGAGTTTCAATCCCAAATCTATTAAGCATATCTGATATAACGACATGCGATACATCCCATTCTTCTGATAATTGTATAGTTGATTTTTCTTTATATGCATTTATCAAAATATCTTCATTATGCCAAGGTAATTCATTTTTATGCATATGCCCTCTATGACCATTTAGACCTTGTTTTGTATCAAATCCTTTAAAACAATATTCACATTGAAATTTTTTATCTTTATATTTTTTAATCTTTTCTTCATGTTTCTTCTGATGGTATTCTTCATGATGTTTTGAAGTTTCATGAATTATTCTACCATGTTTGCTGTCAAACTATCGATCACAAAACCTACAATCAACTACATTACATTTCATGGTAAAACATAATAGATTCAACCTTTTAAACTTTTCGGTTAAAAAGAAACATCTAAAAAGAGACATTTGTTAATATGGCAAGAACTGAATTGAGGGGACGTATTAGCGGGTCAGAAACAATGTCTCGGTCGGTTAATAAATTAAAGAGAAACATCTCTAGACTAAAGAAGTCTATGGGCAGTTTGAATAAAACTGCTGCATCTTCTACAGGTTCATTTAAAGCCGCCGAATCTGGGACTGATTCACTTAAGAGGTCTATCAAAAACCTCGCAACCAATTCTATAGCATCTAATAAAACTATAGGATCTTTACAAAATAATGTAGATGATTTACGTAATTCATCTGCAATGAGTACATCTACTGTTAAAAGATTAAAAAGTTCAATTAGCTCATTATTATCTCCTTCTACCAAAGCTTCTACGGGTTTACATACAGTTAGTTCAAGGGTAGATAGTGTAGGAGATGAAGCATCTGAAGCAATTACTCCATTACAATTATATAAACAACAATTATCATCTATAGTTGCATCTACAGGTCCTGCTATTGCTGGAAATAAAGCAGTTGAAGAATCTATAGATGGAGTAGGAGATGAAGCAACAGAAGCAGCAGGAAAATATGCGTCATATAAAAGTATATTAGCATCTGGTTCTTTAATTCCTTCATTAGATGATGGTAGTTTTGATACATCAGATAAAACTAATTTACATTCAAATGCAATTAAATTAGGATTTGTTCCTGATTATAAGACATTAAGAAAAACAGTTAAAAAAAGTCAAAGGTTTATCAATAAATCTTTCAACAAAGATAATATAGAATTTAATTTTATAGGAGATGATAAATTTAAAGATGATATAGAATTTAATTTTATAGGGGATGATAAATCGTTAACGGATAAACATTTTCCAGATATAGATTTAGATAAGTTTGGTAAAGGAGGACAAGATTTATTCAAAGATTTTGCTGAAATAAAAGAATATGTAGATGAAGATATTGATATTTCTAATATGTCTGCCGGTCAAATCCAAGGATTAAAAGAACAAGCAATTTATTACAAAAGAAATCAAAAAGAAGCTAAAAAATATAATTCTATTATAGGTTCAGTCAGAAAAAACCTTAATAAGTTAGATGATTTTTCTCTTTCACTTAGTGATGATGATATTGATGTTGATATTGATAAAATTGAAATGGATTCTCCTTTTGATGGAGAAATTGAAGAAACAAAACTTATTAAAAAGCATATTAGAGGAATCAATGATAAAAATATTAAGATAGAATCTCAAAAAAGTTTAAACGGATTAAAAAGACTTTCTTACAAATTAGAAGATACAGATAACAAATCTAAATCTTTCCGTTCTAGAATTAGAAAAATGGATATGAGTCTT